TCCCAAAACTACATCTCCCACGTTGCTGCCAGATGTTGAGATGCTTGGATATGAAGTACTAGTCCATTTATTAGTTGTCCATGAAGTTCCATTGTAATATAATATAAAAGTTCCATCAGCATTAACAGTAGAGGAACCAGCAATGCTTGAAGACCATCCAGAACTAGTAAGAATATTTACTGCTACAGTTTGTGGCTTGTAAGAAATTGTATTAAATTTTAATACGATCTTATTTGTTTTAATTTTATTTTTATATAGTGCCCAGACTTGTTTACTTTCAGTAGAGGTTCCAGACACATAGTATGTATAGACATTTCCTGGATATGGCGTGACACTTCTTTGTACTAACTCATACTTAGGGCCAAGGGCGCAGTAGGTTGCCATATGAATTGGAGTACATTGTTGTGCTATTCCTTGAATGGATGGTTTTGTTGGGTCTGGACTTTCTAAAGATCCAGACATTTCTACTAGAAACTCTCCTGGTCTTCCTGACTCAAATACTCTTTCTAAAGGAAGTCTATTTGAAGAATAAACCTCATAGTCAGAAATTGTAGATCTTGTTAATTGTCCAACTAGTAGGGCTGCCTTTTTAGATGTTGGTGCATTTATATAGAATGTTATTCTAACTTTATTTACAGTAGAAAATTGGTCTGGGTTAGCGAATAATATTGATACTGGCTTCCATGATACAGAGTCTACGGTTACTGTTTCAGATACAGTCTCAGAAAGAACTTTTTTATTTGAAGAATCTATACCTTCAGCAACTATCAAAACATCAAACGACTCCAGACAACTGGTGTCACCATTTTCTAATTGATAAACATAGTCAGACTTTAAAAACATGTTGAATTTTACACAGTTTTGTCCTGTAGATGTTTCTGCATACCAGGCATATTCTGTTGGCTCTAGTGATGGTTGTGAGGTTTTGAGGAGTACAGCATTGTTATTAGGAGTTGTAAGTGCTGTTTCTATTCCTCTTCCAGAATAATTTTGAGATGTTCCGGCATCTACTACTTGTGGAGTTCCTGATACATTAGATAGTGTTAATAAAATATTTTGTAGTGTTGTAGCATTTTGTGTGCCAGTTCCACAAAAATAGGCATTGTTGTTATCGTTATGATTTATTTCTATAAAAACTCGCGGCTTTATATCTAGCGTCTGACTATTTTTAACATGATTTTTTATAGTTGTATCGCCAAGCATCAGATCTCCACAAATTCTGCATTTACATTCCAATAATCAAATTCTTGATATCTTTTAACTACATCGAATGTCATTGATTCCCAGAATACGCTAATAGTTTCTACATATGATAAGTCTGATGCATTATTTCTTTTATAGTAGAGTTTCATGCTCATGTCATATGGATAGTTTATTTCATAAAATCTTTTTATTGCTAATGCGCTAGCATTTCCATCAACAACCATAGAAGAAATGGTTGGAAGCATGTCCCATGCACATGATATTCTTTTCTTATTAGCAATGACGTACTTTCTCATTGTTCCGTCTGCCATTCTTTGTGGAGATTGTATGGTTTCAAAGGAGGTCTGGAGCGCTGATCTAGAATGATCAGATAAAGTTAATTGACCATTTGACTCCCCTGTTCCTGGAACAAACTCTGTGGTGTTCTTAGAGTTTACCTGAAGCGTAACAATACTTGGTGTTAAAAGAGCCATTATATTCTATTCACCGTCTTTGACATTCTTTGTTTTCTATCTATAGCAGACATAACTTCTCTTGCTATTTCATCAGCAGAAGCATTAGATCCAGCCACGTTTACATTAATATTATACTCTACATTGCTTGAAGATTCACTAACAAATCCGCCCTTGTTGTAATATACTGCTCCGCCCATTCCCATATTTCTTACCATAGATGGATATTTAGAACTCCCCCCACGACCGAATTCTGGAAGAACACCCTTATTTAGTAGGTCAAAGAAGCCCATGCCAAATTTGTCTACGCTTGATGCTCTGATTACATACTCCCCATTGGAAAGCATTGCTGGAATCAGATCGTCCATTGGTCCACCTGGACCACTAATAAATCCACCATTTGCTCTAAATCTACTATCTGTAGGTGTTCTCCATGGCTCATTACCATCTATATTTTTTACCCATAATGGATTAGATGCAGAGTTAGTAATAGTAGTTGGTTTATCACTTGGCTCTACAGTAACTCTGCTATTTATGCTTAATTTTTCAGCAGTATCGGCAGTACCAAAGAACCTTCCGTCATCTCCAAAGAGGCCGCGCAGCGCTGGAGGAACTTCTTGACCGTTTACAATACCGTCCCACTTACCCTTAATTTCTATTTCTTTGAAGTAACCATCAAATTCTGTATTTATAATTCCCTTTACTGAACTTGCTACTGCTTCAGCATCTCTTGATGCTTGTCCTGGCTCCAGTCCCGCCTTTATTCCATTAGTGTATGTTGCATCATATATAGCCTTAGAGATGTTATCTAATATTTGTCCTCTTGTTAAACCATCTCTAATTCCCTTTGTAAACTCTGTAATAATTAAGTCGCCGTTTCTATCGCTAAATCTATTCTTTATTTCATCAAACTTTTCATTAAAACTATCTAGATTTTCATATATTCCAGTAGCAGTAGAAGATTTCATTGTAAAGAATTTATTGGCACGCCTACGAGCCTCTTCTGCAGTCATTCCAATTAATCTAAATTGCTCTATTACCATTTCCTTACTTTGATCTCTATCTAACTTTGGATCTTGTAATATTGCAAAAACGTTAGGCAGTACCTGATTAAGACTATCTCCAGCCACACCTATATCTTCTAGGTCTGCGGCTATTTGATTATAAATCGGTACTTCTTTAAATCCTTCTCCAATCATATAGTCAAAGATTTTTTCTAGTTCTGCTCTTACTGTCTTTAGTGGAACTCCAGCCTTTACTGCCTCTTCTATATATCTCTTAATAGGCGCTGAATTCCAGAATGCATCTGCACCTCTATCATTAATATCATCAAGTATCTTTACATTTCCTTGAAGGGCACCCTGAAGTTCACTATTCAAGAACATGAGTCTTTGTTCCATCTTCTTGGCTGCTGCTTCATCAGCACCTCCGCCACCGCCACCTCCGCCAGAGGAGTCTTCCTTTTGCTTTTCTAGTTGCTTCTTTCTTCTTTCTGCTCTAGCAATTCTCTTGTCTTCATTTTCTTGTCTTAGTCGTTCCTTTTCATCCTCACGCTCTTGAACTCTATTAGCATCAAGTTGGGATTGCAGGAGCGCGGCATCAGCAATTCTTCCTTCTGCCTTAGCAATCATTATTTGACTTTCTAGATCTTGTTGTTGCATTGCAAAATCTAGTGCCTTCTTTTCTAAGTCAAGGAGTTTCTGACGTTCTTCGCGCTCTTTCTGAATTTGCTTGATAATTCTATCTTGTTGCTTGATCTTCTTATCTATTGCTTCATTAGCAGCATCAGAGCCTGCTCCTCCGCCGCCGCCAGACTCGGAAGGTATCATTGAGGATACATCTGGCATAGCAATTTCTGTAGGAGCAGTTGGAGCAGGAATTGCTGGAGGTGCGCCAAAGTCGTAACTTCCAGTAATAATTGTTGTTAATATTGCAGTTTTTCTTTCTTCGTCAGGAAGGGCAATAAATTGATCCCAATTATCTCTAAGTTCTACTAGATCTTCATTTCCCTGAATTTCTGCATAAAGCCCCTTCTTTGTATCTGGCAATGATTGAACGTACTCAAAATCTGAAATAAAGTTCTGCATTTTTAGTGGATCTGACTGAATATCAGCAATAACAGACTTTTGAACTTGTGGAGGAAGTTTAGCAATTGCAGACAAAGAGGCATAAATGTCAGAAAGTGGTTTTCCTATTTCTACAGAATCAATTGAAATAGTCTTAATAAATTCAGCATCTAAGCCCATTCCAAGAAGTTTTATTATTTCTGTTGCATTGTCTTCCGCACCCTTAACATTAAATACTATTTCTAAGTTCTTTCTTGTATCTTCATCGGTAATAATATCTGCAACATTTTGCATTTCACCTAGAGTTATGTCTCCATATGCTGCTGCAAGTTGTACTTGAGTAAGAAGTCTTTCTCCCACTCCAAGTGTTTCGAACATGCTTTTTGCTATATTTTCTATATTTGTGAAGTCGGCCCCACGACCTGATTTATCAGCAATATCTTTAAGCATAGCGCCAACATCAGCCCCAGCCTCTTTTAGCATAAGAATAGAGTCTGCAGCCTTTATATTTTGTTCTTGTATTGTCGCCATTCTCTTAGCATATTCTTCATAAGTTATATTTCCAGACATAAAATCATTAACAACTAATGCTTGACTCTCTCTCAACTTATCTAATGAAGATGCTAATGTACCAATATTTTCTTGTGCAAATCTAGTTGCTGCTTGCTTTACTTCTATAGAAGATGCTTCACCTAAGCCAAATACATCATTTAGTATATCGTCTGCTAAGTCGCCTCGCCACCATCCTAAAAGAGCCTCGCCCATATCTTTAGCATTCCCTAAGAATGTTTGTTGGCTATTCAAATAATTTTGTATTTGGTCTTCACCGAACGCTGGTATGTCTATTTCTGGGATAGTCTCCATAAATAACTTAGAAACATTGTCTTTAATTAAATTGCCTTCACTATCTAAAATTGAGTTAATTCCTCTAACTAGAGATCTTCCTAGTTCTGGATTTGCTAATTCAATTGCAAGTGTCTGGGCTACCGCCTTTGCCTCTTCTGGAGTAAATATTTCCATGAGGGTAAGTTGTTTAAGTTGATTAGACAGGGCTACCCTTAGTTGTTCTCCACCTAGATTTTTAGACATTTCTCTTAGTTGTTGTCCAGCCTCTGTATCTAGTATTGACTTGCCAGTTTCTGCAACTTGCTCTGGCATTACAATGTTTCCTAGTGCGGCAGTTAGTTTTTCAGATGGCTTTAACTTTCCTATTTCAGAAGCAAATTTATCTAATACTAATGACGATCCATTTAGCGCTTCACCATAAGCAATTAATTTATTATTTACAGCCTGCTGCTCTCTTTGATATGATTGAAGTATTGGTATAGCAGCACCTATAGCAGCACCCATTGCCAATCCTGGAGCACCAAACATGCTTCCCATTGATGCTCCTAGTAGGGCACCGCCGCCAATTTTTGCTGCGTCGCCGCCTGACCCATCCATAGGCATAAACATCATGCCCATTCCTGCGGCCATTCCAGCACCCATAGCAACTCTTTGACCCCTAGCGCCTTGCCCCATGCCGTATTGTGCTGTAGTTGTTAAAACTTTATCTGTAGCATTCTTAATTGCTACAACATATTTACCATTTGCTTGTTGCACTAATTGAAAACTTGCTGCTGTTTTGTCATGCTCAAGTATGAGTGCTTGTATTTCTGCATTAAGTCTTCGTCTTGCAAAGAAGCCCATCTTCATAGTTGAGATTTCTTCTGTGACGGATGCAAGTTGTCTTGTTCTATACATAGCCAGCGCTTCTTCTTTTGGTATAAGTTTTCTAGTTGTTAGATTTACTGCATTTAGAACATTGCCAGCAGCAGTTATTTGGAATGCATATTTCTCTCCAGCAATTTCTAACAACTTTGCACTTTCCATTTGCTTAAGTTGCCCGACTTTTGCAGTCATTAATGTTCCGCGATAGGCATCCATTTCTTGCCTAGTAAGACCCATAGATTGAGCAAGTTCATTCATTTTAGGCTTTAGCAAGCCCTTTTCAGCAAGTGCGAGTTCTTTAGTATTTGCTGTTAATTCATCCATAATAATGGCAAGTTTTTGCTTTGCTTTTGTTACCTGACCAGCATCCTTTGCTTGTCCCGCTGCTATTCTTTGTTCTCTTTCAGTAAGTTTTTGAATCCATGCATTCCTTTGAGCAGTAAGTTGAGTTTGTTTATTTAGAGCATCCATATATCTTTGAGATCTTTTATCTACCATTTGTTCATCTGGAATCGTGCCGCCGCCTGCGCCAGCAGAAACCATTCTAAACATATTATCTGCAGTTTTACCAAATCCTTGCATTCCTGCAGCCCTTAGTCTTTGCTCAAGTCCTGCTGTTGTTGCACCTACCTGTGCAATAACCTCGCCCATTGTTCCATTAACAGACACAACTTTTCTCGTCTGCTCATCGACTAAGCGTTTAAATTGTTTTCCATTTACATCTAGTGCGCCCATTAATATTGCTTCAGCACCAGCGACATTTCCTTTAGCCATTTCTCTATTGATGGCTTTCGTCATATTATCAACTTGAGTCTTACCCATTTGTTCAAGTCTCAGCAAGGAGGCGTGATATTTAGCAACATATGCATTGTATTCGTTTCTTGATGGATATAATCTGGCTGCTGCTGTTTGTCCTTCTGCTCCAGATGTTCTCATAGTATTAAGATATGCTAAGTTTGAAGCACTTGCTCTTCCAGCACCATAAGTCATTTGTTCTAATTGAGAAATTCTAGATCCTCTTGATGGGTCATAGAATGACGTTGGTGCAAACGAGGCTCCCATCGCCTGCTGCCAATTTCTAGCGGCAGCCTGTGCGGGTATTGATGGGTTTATTAATGTACCAACAGTTTGTGCTAATCTAATGTCTTTTGGCAAATTCATCGATGGGTGTAGGTGGGAAAATTCTGGGCCACTAAATGATGATGTACCACTTCTTTTACCCATTCCAAGCATACCGATCACAGATGAATTTCTTGCTGCTAAGGCGGCTGCTCCAGATCCTGCAACGGCAGCGGCTGCACTAGCAGTAGCCGCACTTTGTCTAGCCATTGCTGTAGAAGAAGCAGTAGCAACTAAATTCATGTTTCTAGCAACTTGCTCAAGTTCTGCATTAAGAGTGTCAAGTGCTGCTCTTAAGGTATTGGTAGCCTCAACTTGACTAAACATTCCCTTAGAAAGAAGTTCTGTGGATGCTCTGGCTGCAATAGAGTCTGCTGTATAAAATTCGAACACCCCGCGTGCGCCACGGCGCAATGCCATTAAAGCACCTACTGTTTTAATTATGTAGCCAAAGAAGTTGCCGAATACACCTGTGATCATAATAATAGGACCAGCAATTGCAGTTATTCCGCCGACAATTTTAATAAATGTTTTTAATCCTTCTGGAAGATCATTAAATGCTTTAATGATATTTCCAGCAAATTCTACAATCTTTGCGCCTATTTCAACGAATGTCTCACCTATAGGAATTAAGTTAGACTTAAGACTTTCTACTGCTCTGGTGAATCTCATGGACGCAGATTCAGTCAGTCTCTTTAATTCGATTTCTGCTGTTTGTGCTAATTGAGAAGTACTCATTCCAGCAATTTTAAGAACTTGCTCTGTTTGGCTTCCCGCTTTATTTAAGTTACTTAAAAGAGCGTTGATTCTTGAAAACTGGAATTTTCCGAACATCTGCTCAATTGCTCTCTGACGACTTAATTCATCTATGCCCTCTAGAGCCTGCTGTAATTCAGTAAGCGTTCCAATGACATTGCCAGCGTTTCTATCAACAATATCTGTAAGGTTTATTCCGAATCCCTTAAGCAACTCTGTTGTTTGTTTTGTCGGATTAATTAATGCACCTAGAGAAGATTTAATTGCGTTTGCTGCTTCTGACGCGGGGACGCCACCCTCGCGCATAGCAACCATCATACTTGAAAGATCCGCGATACTTCCACCTAGACCTTGAACTACTGGGCCAGCCTTAATAATTCCTGTAACTAAGTCATTCAGCGTTGTTGAAGTTTGGTTTTCTACAGCATTGAGTAGGTTAATTGATTTAGTTAATCCATCAGTATCTTGTTTAAATACGCTTTGAATTGCTAAGGTGGCTTTCATTGCCTCGGCCCTGTCAACTTCACCAAGTACCGACAGTCTCATGGCTTCTCTAGTTGAATCTAATAGTTCATTACCTTCTTTACCAGTAGCGGCGATATCTGCAGCAATTCCTAAAGTTTCTGAGGCGGCAATTCCCATTGTGCTAGAAAGTTCTTGAGCAAGCGCCAAGGTTTTGCCTCTTATAGCATCAAGTTCTTGATCATTTACTATACCCTTGGTGGCATCGCCATAAACCTTAGTCATTCTAGTAAGTTGCTTATCTGCATCCATAAACATCTTTCCAGCGACCGCGCCAAATATCATGAGTGGTACTGTAAGGCCAACAGTCAACTGTCTACCAGCCCATTGAGTATTCTTTCCCCAGTTAATTAATTGAGTAGCCCCGCCCTGAACTACTTGTCTAAAAATTCTATGTTCTTGGTTTAATATTTTTTGCTTATCAATGGCTTCATCTATACCCTTAGGGGTAACTACCATTGCTCTGCCGCCACCCATATTCATAGCGGTAGAATTCATCATTCTTACTTGCTCTCTGGCTAGAGATCTAATTTGGCTTTGCTGTCTTCTAGCATATTGAGTGCCTGCTCTAAAATACTGTCCTAGTCTAAGATTTCCTCTTTCTAAAGATCTGCCAAATTTTTCTGTTTCTGAAGTAAGATTTACCATCCTGGTTTGGAACATGCCGCTAGCACTCAAAGCATTGGCAAATGCAGATGAGTACGATTGAATATTTCTAAGTTGGGTTGGACTACCAACCATTCCCATGCTATTGATAGCCGCTATTTGAGATTTTAGTCTTGCAAGTTGCCCCTCAACGCCAGCAAAGTTACCAGTAGCAACTATCTGCAAATCTATTCTACTCATACGACCACCTCTTCAACAGACTGAATATTGTGACCAATTCCTAGGCCCACGCCAAAGCCTTGTGTGGCAACTTCAGATGGAGTCATCTCTGTAATATTTGATGACTCCTTATCAGAAAGATCTACACCTTGGAGTGCTGCGAGGAACTTATGCTCTTCTTTCTGCCTTGTTCTATAGGCATTTAAAGTATGAACTAACTCATCTATTGATAAGTTTTCTTCAAGTTCGTCGTAACTCTTCCAGTTTCCCAACAGAAACGCCTCAGATTCCAGAGCGGCGAGGTCTAGTTTGTCCCAACTAGCGCCGCTCCCAGTAGGTTTGGGTCGTTCAATTTAAGTCCCCCACATATTTCTAGAATTTTCATCATGTTGGGGATATTCACAGCGTCTTCAAACTTCTCTCTATTAAGACCTATTTCTGGATATGCCTTCTCTAAACAAACCATAGCCGCCTTGACAAAAATGTCCATAGCATCTTCTTCAGTTTGTATTTCTTCTGAATCTAGTTCTCTAATTACTGCCATAAACTTTTTCAACTGCTTAATTGGAAGAGGCTTAATAAAAACACTAGTTCCATCTTCTAACTCTAATTCAGCAGTATCATATATAGTAGTTGACAATTTTCCTCCTAATAACTTATTAAAATTATATCAAAATCAGGCGCAAAAACATAAAGATGAACCCCGCCGATTGGCGGGGTTTCACCTTAGAACTATTTAGTTATTAGGGTTAGGAGTAGACTCTATCAAGAATCTCGCCGTACTCTGCATTTGCATATCCGTCTGCTGGGAGGCAGCGGAATGTAACTGGGTAAACAGTTGATTCATTTCTGCGTAGAGCGTGGGAAACAGTCTCCATAGAAAGAACGCGACGAGCAAGGTACACTCTCTCTGTGTTTGATCCTGCGACTGCTGGGCCTGGGCCTACAGCGATCAATGATCTTTCGACTGGCTTCTCACCAAGGGCTCCTGCTGCAAGACCAAGAACGTTTGATCCTGTTGTTGGAGCGCCGTATCCTGATGCTGATGCTCTTGTTGATGTTGAAGAGTAAACACTATTCAACTGTGTAGCATTTGATTGACCAAAGGCTACGCGAACATTTTCAAGTGTGCCTTCATTCATAGAAGTACGAAGCATAACTCTCAACTGAGTCTTGAAGATACGAGCGGAGTCAAGCAACTGATCAACCTCAACCTCACCATAAGTTGGTTCGTATGAAATTTCGAATCCTTCAGATGTGAATCCAACATCTCTCCAGTCAGTTGCTCCTGAGCCAGTACCTAGGTACGTTGCTGCGGAAGCAGTTGTGCCGAATACTGGCATGTTTTGTGGTTGACCACCTGAAACAGTTGAATCATTCTTTGAAATGAAGACCTGAGCGGCACCAACGATAATGTTGCTAACTGAACCTGCCATTTATACTTTACACCTACCTTTCAGATATTATTAAATATCTAGATTGGTCATTCCTCATTATTATAATAACACGAATTGGGCAAGACTCAAAGGTCAGACGAATCTACCAGATGAATCTAAATATCTTGAATATTTGTAAGAAATCTCTACAGTTCCTGCTACTCTTCCGCCCTCTAATTCAACTGGTGCAGGGCCAGAAGCATTTTCTAAAGACACAGTATAGAATATTACTTTATCATCTTTAGGATTAAATTTTTGTACATCCTGACCAGACTCATCTACTCTTCTAAATAAATCTATCATTAGTTCTATGATTTCTGCTACCTGAGAGACTTGATTTGCAATAATAGTGTATAGCATTCTTTCTTCACATATCCACCATTTATCTCCATATCCTTCAACTTCATAATCATATATGATGTATGGCAATTCTGGCATGAGATTATTAAATTCTGGAACCTCTTGTGAAGGTATTATTGGAATAACAGATTTAGTAAAATTATCTGGACGATATTGATCTTCTATTAAAATTCCTGAATTTTTTAATTCTTCCCATAAAAATGAATTCAGAACAGACCTAGCATTTATCTTATAATCTACCACTAGATAACACTTCCTATAGTTTGATATGGGGCTAGAGTAGACTTGATTGCTAATCTTGCGGAATTTTTATCGGCACCCTTTTTACTTAAAGCCCTAGCAATATTTTTTTCTAATTTATTAAAAACTCCAGCCTCATCTAAAGAGTTTCCAAAGTTTATGGTCCACCAACTTCTAAAATGTTTTTCAAAAGAACCAGTTGTCGCCTTGCCGCCAGGGTTTCTTATTGTTATTGTTTTCCCTGGAGGCACAAATAGTATCCCGCCTGACTTTGGGCTGAAGGCAATATGTCTAGAAGTAATAAAACTTACCTGTTTGCCATTTTCCATGACTTCTGCTTTTCTTTTAAATATCCCACTTTTTGTAACCTTTCTACCACTACGTCCAGGAGTTGTTAATGCTGGAGCAATTGGAGAATTCTTTTTAGAATTATTAAACTTGTAATATATAGAGGCATTTCCTGCCCCCTCTTGTTTTTTAATTATTCTAAATAATCTTGAAGATTCGTTTCCAGCGCCTCCCCATTCATAAACATGATGAAAAGACTTCTTTGCTGATCTTGCTAGAAGATTTGTTCTTTTAACAAATTTTATTGCGGATAAAGAGAACTCAGCAGACATTATTTCATTTTTTGATTTAACAGTTTTTAATTCTTTAATGCCTTCTATTTTATTTTCTATCTCTGCATATAATCTTTGAGAAGATGCGGGGGACACTCTAACATTAATCATTTGATTGCACCTGAGTCCTCTTGAGATGATTCTCAAAGTACTGGACGTTTCCAAAGATATCAAAAATTGGATGAGATGCGTATACCTCAAATATAGTACTTGGATTAGATACTCTGTCTATCTCTGTATACAACTCTTCATTTTTAAAGTTTTTTACTGAGGAGACTCTCCATCTTTTACTTAATTTTTCTAGAGTGTACATTTTTATTTCTAATTCTTCTATGTATTCTTTACCAAACGTTTTGTTATCTGATGTTGCGCTTCCGCCACTTTCTCTAATGGGAACAATTGAGCATTGTATATTCTTTAACAATACCCATCTTCTAGTTATAGCGTTTGTACTCTCATCTTGTTCAGATATTTGTTGATAAATATCTGCTGTCATTACAAGTGTGGAACTTTGAAGGCAGCCATACACTAAATAATCACCAACTGTATCATTTTAAACTTTTGTAGTATAGCGTCTGCAATAGCATTTCCAGTTCCTGCGAAAGCGAGTGAAGATAATTCTACAGACATTTGACCAGTATTCATCTTCTTCACATACTTTGAACGCCAGATACTATCATTACATAATAGATCATTGACAATCAAAAGCATGGCTTGCTTTACCTCTAATGGTATAACTTGGTAGCCAAAAGTGCCCTCTACCTTATACCTATACCCGTCTTTAAATTTTGCAGGATTTATATCTAAGATAAAAGATCTTTCGCTCTCCTGAATGTCTTCTCCTGCTGTACTAGCAATGACTCTGAGGGCATTATTTGTTTCAGTTATTTCTAACTCTACGCCCCAATTATTTATATCTTCATCGATATCAATTATTAATTGATCATTTTCATACAACTTTTTAAATTCTATGATACGGTGCGGAAGAGAAAGAACATCAGCATTAGTTCCATAAGCAACTACAGGATTTGTATTCTCTGTTAAAGAAAATCCCAAGTAATTATTTATTATCATTCTTGCGGTTCTCGCGGCTGCATGAATCTTTTCAAACGGTTGGTAGTTAGCACCTTCTGGGTATGGAGAAAATCCTAACTCTAATATTATTTCATCAACAGTAAGATAAGGTATTGTTACATAAATATACTCAGTAGAGTTAAAGTATTCTTCACCAATTTGATACTCCCACTCTATCTTTAGTATTCTTTCTGTAGCGGTTACGTTTGCTGGAAGAAGAAGTTCATACTCTCCAACATACTCATCGTCAGTTTGTTCAGCATAGTCTACTAAAAGAATAGTATTTGTTGAAGCATCTTTAACTACAGCCTGAGGCGCTTCTACTGGCTCAGTAGGCTCTCCATTAAAATAGGTTGTAACGTTTACTTTTGTACTACTGCCAGCATATACTTCTATCAATTAACACACCTCTTAGTTATAGTATTCCTGCACCTCTCGCGGAGTAGCCATTCTAAATCCTTCTTCTATGGAAAAGATAAAATCTGCATCTTCTTCAGACATAGCGACAAAAGGATGCTCTCTTGTGAAGGTGAAGCCATTTATTTCAAATCTAGCGTTTTCACGATCCATCTTAACTAAAACTGTATCTCCAGATGCGACCTTTTTTGCTTTCTTTTCTGGTACATCAATAGTCTCTGTTTCAGCCTCTGTAAATTTAGCATACATTTCGAACGTAACACCCTCTTCTTCTAGTGCTGCCATAATTTCATTTTTGGTCTTTGCACTTTCTAGGTCCACGGCAAAATACTCTGCAACTTCTTTAAGTTGTCCAACTTTCATTGTAGAAAAAGACATAATTCTCCTATCTCTTATAGTCAATTATATCAGAAAAGGCGAAAGGGAGGGATTTACACCCCTCCCTGCCGCACTATAATTATTAAATTATTATCAGGAAGCAACCTTGACGTTCTTGACAACTACGAAAGAGTCAAGATTCTCAACTGCCACACCAACACGAATGTAGAGTGTGTATTCGATTGTATCCTTCTTTGGCTTGAATTCACGGTAAACTGTAATGTCACGCTTGATGCCGACAATGAAGTTTTGTGGGAATGTCAAGTGGACCTCACCATGTTGCCCTGTGGCTCCAGAGTAAGTTCCGGTACGAGTCTCATCGATGAGGGGAACCTCAACGACAGGAATACCGAAAGCGAATGGAATTACTCCACCTGGATTGCCCTCAGGAGCGGCTGGATTTCCACGAAGAATGCTTGAAGCGATATCTTCTGGAGTAGATCCAACTGTTGTGAGGTTGTACAAGTAGTCTTGAACCAGATTGCTTCCGGTGAAGAAGCGCAACTGGTTACGACGTTGCTTGTACTTGCGAGGCATAGCCTTGAGTGCGCTATTGAATGTTGCCTTGCTGATGGCTGCACCGCCTGCATCAACAACCTGTCCACCATTAAGGGCTAACTTACGGAAGCCATTAAATGCCTTGTAAAGATTGTCTGATGTGAGTGCTGTGTCACCATTGATAGCGAGATCTTCAATATCGTTACCAGCCTGTGTTGCCATAAGGCGAGCAATGTGATCTTCAAGATCGGCACCTTCAATATTATCCTCAAGTGATTCGCTTGAGAGTTCCCAGTCCAAACGTAGTTTCTTTGTTGTCAATGAAACCTTGGTGAATGTTGCACCACGATCTGTTTGACCTGCGTTTGTACCTTCTGAAGCGAGAACCATTAGTTTCTCGCCTACTCCAACCTTGTCAATTTCTGTTGTATCGGAACGCATACGAATTGTGCGTGCGACTCTTGTCAAGATTGTTGCATCGAACATGTAGTCAATGAAGCGATTGGATTGTTCTGGCTTTAAAAGGCCACCACCGCCTGCACCAACTTCAGTCGTGTCGATTACTTTTTGTAAAAGTTCGTTACTCATATCTGCTTTTCACCTACCTTTCAGTTTTTGTATTTATAGGTCACGGACACCGAGGAATGAGCCAGACCAGATACCTTTTCTTATTGTTGTTTCTTCCTTTGATCCATCCAGATCTTGGGACTTCTTAACAGCAGTTTCATTTTCAACCAGATCCACGCGCTTTTCGATTGTGTCGATGGCACTTTTGATATCCTGAACTGCTTTGCTGAGTGAATCGTGCTTCTCAGCCAATTCTGTAATTTGAGCGTCGATAGTCTTGGTGATTTCTTCAACAGTCACCTTAGTCTCTTCTGCGCTCTTGCTGATGTTTTCTCCGAAGAATGTCTTGAGGTCTTCCAACATTTTAACAAAGTCGGGTTCTTCAACCTCAACATCGGAGTTTGCAGCCTTTTCTAAGTCTTCTTCTACCTCTTCCTCTTCTGGAGAGGTTTCTTCTGCTACAGCCTCAACAGCCTCTGTTGCTTCCTCTGCAACTACGGCTCCCTTTTCTACAACTTCTTCAGTTGTTTCTTCAATCTCTGTAACTTCTTCACTTTTTTCAATTTCCATATTCTCTACTGCACCTCCTTCAATATTGGTTTCATTATCTGCCTGCTTTGCTATTGTTGGCTCAGGCATTTCTTCTGGAGTTGATCCAGAAAGACTATGCTTTTTAATATGTCGATCTATTGCTTTACCAATTTCTTGATTCTTAGCAACGTCGTTAGACTCTACCCAGCCAATATTTGTCATGTCTGAATCACAGACAAGGCAGGCGGAGGAGTCTGAATCTTTTGCTACTGCTATTTGATCTGTCTCGCACCAGAAAATATTATCCATTTTAATTTCTGTAGCAATTCCTGTAGCAACTAGTTGGTCATCTACTTTTTGTATAGAAAATACATTAGCGAGTTGATTTGCTGGACTATCTACAAGCGAAAGTTCTACAAGGTCATACTCTTTAATGACACGAACCATGTCATCACCTTTTTGAACTTGATCTACCTTTGTAATATTTCCGCCGATAGAAAATCCAGATAGGGTGCCGTCAAGAACCTTTTCCCAGGTATCTTGGGCACCCTTGGAGACATATGTATCTACAAACACTCCACGATATGATTGTCCAGTTGACTTATCGTAAAATTGCTCTTCTCTAAAGTTTGTGACTTTGCCAACAGCAATTGGCTGATGCATTTCGCGGAGGTTGCCCCGAAATGTCTCAAATGCCTTAATAGAAGCATCTGCATCAACAATATCATTGTGTCGATCTACATTGTCTAATGTAGCAAATCCAGAAACAATTCTGCGCTCTTCATCTACTTTG